TTATCTCATTGTTCGCAATCTGTTTTCCATCGCCAGATAATCGGTAAGGTCCAGTTGGAGTGGTGTCACTGAAATATAGCCCTGATTCACCGCAAAGATATCGGTCGCCTCATCATTTTCCCCATCACAAATCTCTCCGGCCATCTGATATGCCACATGATTTTCCTCATCGACCAGCCGATGAAAGGCATTGTCATAATCACGGGTTCCCAGCTTCGTAAACACAAATGGATCAGCCAGGGAATTAAGGCGCTCAGGAAAATTCACATTGTACAAAAAAGGTTCTTCCGCCTGTTGCCAGGCAAGGAGCTTTTCTTTTGCCAGCCTGGCGGCTGCTGAAAAATCCATTTCTGATTGTACATCAAGTGACAAGGCGATTGATGGAATTTTATGCAGATATCCCTCAATGGCAGCACCAACCGTGCCCGAATAGAGTACATCCGTTCCGAGATTTGACCCGCGGTTAATTCCCGAAATCACCAAATCGGGTTTTTCCTCGCCCAGTAAAACCTCCAGCGACAACTTTACACAATCCGCCGGCGTTCCATGAATCTTCCAGGCTCTGATATCATGAATCGACATCTTGTATTCCTCTACCCGGATCGGGCGGTGCACCGTAATTGCCTGTGCCATCCCGCTTTGCTCATGGGCCGGCGCGGCAACAACAACCTCAATTTCCACATCCTCACTGAGCACCTCGCACAGAGCCCTGATACCCGGAGCACCAATGCCGTCATCATTTACCAATAAAATCCGCACAAAAACACCACCCTTATATTTAGCAATTGCTTCAAATCTCTATCAAATGCGCATATCAAGCAGAGACAGCTCTATCCAATCCGCCTGAAAACATATACATTTAATATTAGAGGAAAAAGTGATATCCGTCAATAATATCTGTTAAAATTGCCCCGTCGGCCGTTATTTTTCCGGCCTGTTGCCGACAAGGCATAACGGCACATTGTTTTTCTCAAAAAGCAGGCAAATCACAAAGAATCCAGAACCCCACCGAAGCGAAGACTCTCTTTTATAAAGCAAACAGCTGTTCAAAAGTTTAATAAACTAATGAACAGCTGTTTGTAGAGAAAACATTAACAAAATGTCAACATCATATATCACTGTCTTACAGTCCCTGATCTAGCAAGATTTCATTTTTTTACATTTGCCCGATCATTTTATACCGCCCTATTATATAGAAGTTAATAGAAAAATACGTCTTTAAAATCGCGATTTATCAAATACAAACTGGAAAATGCATATTCTATTTTTGTCAGAGAAAATAGAACCGTCAACATCGTGTACTCCAAACAAAAAAGCCGGGCCCGGTGCAAAACACTGGGCCCGGCTTACTTTTATTTTACCACTCTACCACATTATACATTACCGAGCCACCCTTGCGTTTACATCCCATGAAATAACATAAAAAAGCCGGAACCCCAGATAAATAAAAGGGTTCCGGCTTTTGCTCATTTTGAAATTGCGTATCCGGTAGCTACTCCGGCAATGATTTGCCATAATGTTTTCTGTGTACGGAGTTGGCTTTCAATCTTCTCTTGCTGTGCTGCGTACGCTTTGAACGATGCTGAGGCACTCTTTAATTCTTCGTTCGCTGTCTGTAAGGACGTCTGAGCCGCTGCGGTTTGCTGCTTGAGCATTATCAATGTATTCTTTAAGGTTTCGATTTGCTGCCGCGATTCCATCAGCTGATTGTCGAGCTGCACTATTTGACTGTTCAAGCTGTCCGACTGTTCCGAGGCCATCGTCAAGTCCTGACTGGACTGATTCAAGAGATTTTTCAGCTGCTCGTTGTTCGCCTGCAACTGATTCAAGTTTACTTCCAACGTCTGTAGCTGATCCGCTGTCACCATGTATGTCTCGGAACAAAAACCAACCTGCGGCGACCACAAAAATAATGATAACACCATACCCAATCCAACGATAATATTTTTCATTCAACTTTTTCACTCCTTCGTAAAAATTGCCCCTCTAGAATTCGATTAGAGGGGCGTTTGTTTTTATTTGCTTACATTTACCTTGGCTATAATGTAAAGCCTCTCACAATCGACTTTGCGAGCCATCAAAAGAGTTTGTACAAAACGGCCACCAGGAGGCCAATTTCGATTGCCCGAGTGATAGCCGCACCGTATTTTTCGACAAAATTTTGTTCTACAGCCTTTACCTGCCCAGCAAGCTCGTCGACGGCGGCCGCCGCCTCGGCTTTTAGCGCATCAATATTCGCCTGGATAGCCGTGATCTGGTCGGCAAACAATTCTTCGCCGCCGGCTTTCAACTGTTCGATTGCAGCCTGCATTTTTTCAATGTCCTGCTGAATTTTCTCGTTCATTTCGATTCCTCCATTTTAATTTGATAGTCTGTAATCCCTCGAGCGATTGCACGGGCAAAATCATCTGCCCGGTCCCGGAGCAAAACTACATCGTCATCCTGGTCGATAAATGCCATTTCGACAAGCACGGCTGGCATGTCGGTACTGCGAAGTACGGCGAGATTTGGCCGGTCTTTGATACCGCGGTCAACAGTTCCAAGGGTATCAACAATCTGCTGCTGAATCGACTCAGCCAAAACCTCAGATGCATCACCATTCGTTGAAGTTGTGGTGTAACGCCATCTGTAATTGCTATTGACTGCTGGATAGTTGCCATGATAAATACCCCCCCCTTCATTACTTTCTTTTTCGCCGAGCCTCATCGGCCGCTTTTTTATCATGCTTGATTTTGATAGAAATTGCCGCAAAAACAAAAGCCCTCTCGTTTTCGGGAAGGCTCAATAATTCATGCGGGAGCTTATGGAGTTTGTGGAGGGCGTAATATACCACATTGGCAAAAGTCTTAGCCCATTCTCCATACTTCATGTCAGCTGGTACTTGATACGTTTTGCCATTTCTGCCACGGGCCGCCCGCAGACCTTTTTCGTCAGCGAAATATGGCGCGGTACATGATCGACACCGGCAATGAAAAGGCGGTGCAGTAACCCCAACAGCGAAATCACTCATTTTGAAAACCTTGCCATCAAGATGTCGGCAGGTTTCAGAGGTATGCGAGTCCAAGGTTGCAATAATTTCATACTGCTTTACACCCAGCGAAGAAAAGCAATCTCGCTGTGATGCGGACGCAAAAAAAGCAGATTCGGTCATAACCAATCTGCCTGCTGCGCTTTTTGACGTATTCATTTTATCCGACAAGGTATTTATGATTTTATCCAACCCGTCGCCGCGGATCGTCGCCTGCGCGAGTTCTGTGTGAAGCTGATTTATAAGCTTATCCTTATTGGACCATATGCGATCGGAAAAGTTTTCTCCATCTGTGGCCCAGGCCTTCGACACAACCTGTTCAACCTGTGAGGCATTCAGCCGCTCCAGCCGCGAGCCAATGCCAATGCCCTTTTGCACCTCAAAGGCCGTGCGGTAGTAACCATTAGAATATATCTGCTGCATGGTTTGCCCCATATCAATTGTCTGCCCGCCGCAAAGGGATTCGATTGCTTGCTGAAGTTGAATTTTTATCGCATCAAGCTTTGTAATATGCGCCCGGGCCGATGCATTTTCAAGCTGCCGGATCCATTGCTGAGAAATATGGCTTTCTTTTCCCTTCTTGATATAGTCCTCAAGGGTCCAGCGAAATTCCTCAAGTTCATTATCAGTAAGCAACTTTTGAGCCTCTGCAAATGAGATATCATTGTTTACGGCTAATCGTTTGTACCATACCGTGATATCATGCTCGATTGCCCGCATCGCTTCACGATATTGCCGCTCGACCTCAGCATAATAATTCTCGCCTTGATCCAAGAGCGCAAGTTCAAGCTGCTCAAAGCGTGCGCGCCAGTAGTCGGCATTATTCATTTACGCCCCACCGCCTTGATTGGCGAAAACCTTTTTGTACTGGTCAAATTCAGCGGCCTGCGCTTCTTTTTCTTTAGCAAGCTGCTTTTCTTCGACATCTGCATTTTCGACGAATGGGTGATTCTTGAGAATTGTCTTGTTACTGACGATGCCGACCGAATCTTTACAGATCGTGGCCAGTTCAGAATCATTGGCGATTGCCGTCCGGGTCCAGGTCTGTGTAATGCCTTTAACCTCAACCCCTTTTGCCTGGCATATCGCCCGAACAAGCTGCCCGAATCCCAGACGGAATTCTGTTTCCATCAAGCCAGCCTTGAGTTCCAGGAGCGAATACAGGTATTTCAAGGCCACGCCCGAGGCATTGCCAAAGTCTTGGGGCTGCGGATCAACTCCCTGCCCCTGCTCAAATATCGCCTTGCGCGTCATATCGAGCAGTTTTTCTCGCGCTTCGATAGAGGAATGTCAATCGTGAGCGTTTCAAGCCCTGAGCGATCATCTGAGCCGCCGGACTGCATTTTTACCGTCTCATACTTCTTGATATCCGACAGGAAACTGTTGAGGTCTGTGCCATCATAATTTGTCAGCAAGAAAATGATCTCCTGGATATCCTCGAGATCATTCGCAAAACCGCTATAGACCTTATCGAAGGTATCAACCAAAGCTTTGATGTTGTCAAGGTCGCTCACAGCGATATCATTGTTGAGGAACGGGATAAACGGCACCCGCCCAAGATCATGCCGAAGCTGATTTGGTTCCGTGCCTATACCGGCGTTAGCGAAGTCCGAAAACATCGAAAATGCCATAAGTCCAGTATCAAGCGTATCGTCAGCTGCTTTTTGATAAGCCCAGCAGTCTGTATCTGTCCAGTATTCGTATATGTCCCAGGACTTGCCTTCATTGTCAATATTTTTATACACTCGGAGTACGGCCAGCAACTCTTTGCTCAGATGTGTTGACCAGATCGGGATGATCTGCTTTGAATCAACAACGCCATACTCGAATTCGCCGGTTTCGTCTTTCCAGTAATGGATCCACGCAATCCCGGCATTCGATGCATTCACGCATAGAGTCTTGCAATTCTTAGCGTATATATCGCCCAGAGTGTCAGCAATCATCTGATTGCTTTGCTGGCTGCCAACGTCAAACAGAGGCGGCGCAGTGAACATGTAGGATGCTTTCTGATTCACCAACAGCCCATAAAAATTGCGCGGTACTCGATTATCAGCACTGCGCAAAGGGTTTTCTGCCGTATCTTCTGTTTTTTTACTGTAAAGAATATCATTTTTATTTCGATAATATCGCTCGGCGGTCAGTGCATTGACAATCACCTCCGCGTGACCGGTTGTGTGCTTCGCTATAAGCTTTTTAATCACTTCTATATCCAAATTATCACCTCCTTATTTTAAGACGCTCATACCGCTTCTGCGAGTTTCATCTTCACAACCATAGCGGACCGCATCAATCGCATGATTGTTTTTATCCGGATAAGCCGAGATGAATTCGCCATCTTTGTTTTTCTCGTACTCATAATTCACGAATTCCTTGTAGGTATGAGGACAGCGACGTTTATCAATGACAATCTTTGCCAAGCCCTGCAACCACTTCATCCCATACTCAACAGAATCCGGGCCTTTCTTAGCACCCCATATATTGAGCCCTAAGCTACGCATCTCAGCGATAGATTTCGGCTCAGCACTATCAGCGGTAATTCTTCGATTGCTGACCTTATCCTTGATTTTCTCATAGGCCTGTTTATTGGTCAGCTTTTGCTGGTAGACTTCATCAAAAATATAGAGAATCTCATGTTTTTTGTCGTAATGCATATCAACAAAGGCAAATGGATCCACAGCGAAACCAAAGTCAAGGCCGTGCTTGCAATGATCAAAGGCGGCAATTTCATCCTCTGAAATAGGCCTTTCCTCGATATTGTCAAAGACACTGCCGCCCGTCCCGGTAACTTCCCCCAGATATTCATGCCGGTATAATTCTTCCCGGCTATTTTTAAGCTTTTCGGCCTCAAGGAAAAACTGCTCACCGAGCCAATCACACGGAACTTGCAAATATGTCGTATGGTGGACCATTCTGTCTGGATCATCAACCAGCTGCTCACTGTTTACCCAACTGTCACGGCTTTTGGGCGGGTTGAATGAGCTGAAACACCAAAACTCTTTACCGCCACGCATGAGGGACTGGTTAAGGCTTCGGATTTCCTCCATGCCAGTAAATTGGTCAAGTTCTTCATACCAAGTAATCCCGACATAACCAAACGGCAACTTGATCGATTTGATTTTTGTCTTATCATCAACACCGAAGAACAGGATTTTTTGCCCGGTCTGCTTATACGTGATTTCCAGGGGGCTTGTCTTAAACTTGAACTTCGATGTAAGCCCCAGCTGTTCAATGCCCCACTGAATCTGATTGAATACACTGTTTCGGAGCGTATTACCTACTTTGCGCAAAACTACCGCATGGCAATTCGGATGCTGCTTGAGCAGTAGTGGGACCTCAATACTGATAAAAGAGGATTTGGTGCTGCCGCGTCCGCCTTTATTCCAGTAATGCGTATGCCCGTGATTCTTGATATCTCTGTGGATTTTGTGAAAGGCCGGCGCGATGATATTACTTAATCGAACTTCACTCATCGCCACCACCTCCGATATCGTCGATAATGGTCACGCTGTCGCTATCGTCGGAATGAGTTCCTTTCCAGCCGAAATATTTTTCGAGCTTATCCCATGCCCACTTTTTATCGGCCATCTCAATAGATATTCCATCCTTGCCCTGCTTAATCTTTGAAATAATGGCTGTATCCAGCATATCGCTTTCAGCCATATCAATATAGTTCACAATTTCGGTAATCGGTTTTTTCGTCTTTTTATCGACGATTGGGCCGTACATACCGAACACAGGAACCTCTTTTCTGCCGAAATGAACAAAATCGCCAATGTCTGCGCCGACTATTTTCAAGCAATACCGGATAATATCGTCCGGGCCAATATCGAGCTCAGTGCTCATTATTTCTTTGAGCTGCTTGATTTCACTGGCAACTCTAGGATTTTTGAGTAATCGGTACGCTTCGACCATTGCGACGTTCTTACTACACTGGTATGCCTTCAAATAACTCTGCAATGCATTGTGTGAACTCGCATAATGCAAACAAAAAATCCGTTGCTTATCGGTCAATCCCTCATTGTTCTCAACCGATTTCAACAGCTTTCTTTTAATCACCTTGTTTTTTTGTTTTGAAACGGAGCGCTCCTTTTTCTCCAAATCGGAACGTTCCCATTGATCTTCTGATTTCCATTTTCTGATTCTGGATGCCGGAACCCCTAGACAATCAGCTAAATCAGTAAGCTTTATTTCGCCGCCACTTTCATTGTACAGCTGGCGTGCTTCGTCCCTTTTCGGATTTCGTTGTCTAGCCATACTACATATTCACCACACTCCCTAATTTATAACATAAAAAGCACCCCGTTAAGGGTGCTTTTGTCATGAATCACCATACGTTATTTAGGACTTGGTGGCGGCGGCGGTGGTGGTGGGTTTTGTGGATTAGGCGTATGCTCATATCCTTCTTTTAATAATTCTTGTCCTCTATTTTCAGAGGACGGCTTCTGATTTTGTTTCATTATTTCATGCACATCCTTTCAAGATATCATCCATTTTTTAATAAAATTTCTTCCGTTTTTTGTATGCTAACAGAACTCTCTTCCGTCAACTCTATAATTAAGCACTCCATTTTACGCGGCAAGTATAATGCTTTTGTAGAATATAAAAATTCTCCTGTCTGGTTTTTATAAACATCAACGTGTCCGAGAATGATACCATCTCTGTCTGTAGCATCAGATGATGATACTAAAATGCCTTGATAACATCGATCATTTTCCGCATCTCTAATTCGTACCCATTCCGGCTTGTAGCGTCTTGTAAAATTTCCCCATGCATCTAAGTCCGAAAATTTATTAGAAATCTTCTTTTTATTAGCATAATAGAAAAATGCTCTGCTATTTATCATTTTTGTTATCTTCACGCCCATTAAAGAGGCAATTCCAGAAGCTAAGACGATATGCCAATAATCTATACTAGTTGATGGGCTTATTATATCCATTACAAATACCGAAGTCGTGTCTAGTTGATAACTGTAGCTATAAAAAGCAATATTTAAAAATAAACAAATGCTTCTCAGGAAAAGGCCCAGCAATTCCAAAACTGAATATGCTAGAAATCCTAATAATAAAGAATATATAACCCAATGATGTATTTTTGTTTCCTTATGTATTGTTAAATTATCAATAATAATAAAAGATATTATTCCCGGAATAAATAGCAAAGCCAGTCTAAATGTAAATTCTGATAGCCCCATCTTATACCTCCTTTCAATAATTCAATATTTATAAAGTTCAATAAAACACAAATTATTCCTGCCAACATTTCACATATACTTTTCACTATCATTTTTAATAAAAATTAAAGGTTTTTCCCATACAACATAGAAACTAAATTTTAGAAAAGAGGTGATACACATGGATAAATCAGTTTGGACTGTAGAATTTTTATCAAATCTGCAGTCATTAGGCCGTGGAGTAGTCACTATAGATTCCAGTCGGTGAAGGATTTTCAACAGATCCTTTTTATTGGCACAGCCTATATCCAAGTCGCCCATATTGATAATCATAGATTTGGTTTCATCTGCTCGATGTAGAGCTGCCAAGGCTTTCAGAGCAACCTTTTCAAAAGGTAAAGCTTCGATAAGTGGCAGGTCTTTACCAATCGGACAGCTGCGGCAATAATAGTTGAGAAGTTCCGGCGCGTTATACTTATCTGCCATTTTCAAAACTTCTTCCGGTCGGGGCTGTATTTGCCCTAATTCGATTCGAGCAAGTCGTGTGCGCTCAATCTCCAGCAATTCCGAGGCTCCTTCTTGATTTTTGAGTTCGTGGGTGAACAAAACGCCCGCATTTCGTGCGGTTCGGTACACATTTTCACCCTGTTTAGTGCGCATTTTAGGCATTCATTTTCACCACCTTTCGTGAGATAATAGTTATATGAAGGACCTTCAAAATTTCACTGAGAGGACTTGATATTATGCTGTTTTACTAACGGTTTTGATCGTTTTAATAACGGAATCCGTTAGTTTATCGTCTAAAAAAATAGCGCTATCAACGCCTAACAATTGACCAATTTTTAGCATTCGCTCAACATCAAGTCTTACATCACCACTTTCGATATATCTATACCCTTGGAGGCTTAGTTTTAAACCTTTGGCCAGAAAAGTTTTTGATACTCCTTTAGCCGTTCGTATTTTTTTAATATTCTCGGTTACTCCCATCTATATCACCTCCTTGCGTATAACGGATTACGTTATCTATGTTTTAATTATACTAACGAATTTCGTTAAAGTCAATGTATTTTTTATAAAAATTCTCAAATATCGTTAGTTTTATATCGTATACCGTTAATTTATGTTATTATTTACGAGAGGTGTTTAGTGTGAAAATAAGCGAACGTATCCGAGCTTTAAGAAAAGAAAATGGTTGGACGCAAAAACAACTTGGCGATATGATCGGAAAATCACCACAGGTAATATCCAACTGGGAACGTGGCTACACATCTACAATAAATCATGATGATGTTGCCAATTTATCAAATATATTCGGAAAAACAGTTGATGATATCGTTGGTGCAGAATTTCAAAAATTCCCGATCGTGGACAAAAAGCCTCAAGACCTATTGAAATTTCTTGAAAATGCAGAGGTTATGTTTGATGGCGAAACATATAATCTGTCGGATGATGATAAAGCGAAAATACGAGCTGCGCTTGAATTGGCTTTCTGGGATGCGAAGGAACGCAATAAACGAAATAAGAAACATTCTTAGATTAAGGGGATTTTACGTGTGAATATTAAATTGCGCGTAGCAAATTTAGTAAAGAAACACGGCACGGCCGATCCGTTCAAATTGGCCAGGGATTTGGATATAAAAATCTTATATACCCAGCTTCCCGGTAATATCAGAGGTTTTCTTGTTAGAGTTTTAGGCAAAAAAACCATTATATTAAGCATAGATCTGTGCTATGAGGCACAAAAAATAACAGTCTGTCATGAGCTTGGGCATGCCCGGCTCCACGCTGGATATGGATACTTTTTTAGCGAAGAAAGTACATATTATGCATCTAATGCGTGCGAGACTGAGGCGAATCAATACGCCGCATACTTGCTCTCTCACTCTAGCGATATAAGTCCAGAGATCATTGATCGGTATCTTTCAGAAAAACAACCGTCCAAGGACGAGCTGAAACAGGTTTTAATGCAAATTATGATTTGACAGTATATTCAGAAAAATGCCGCGTATATCAGTGGTATGCGCGGCAAATTAAATTTATTCGGAGATGATTATTATGAACTGCCCTAACTGCAACAAAGATATTTCATCTGAAAGTAAATTTTGTCCTTGGTGTGGAAAAGAAGTGACCTCACCTCCCCCAACTAAAAAATGGATCAAGCCAACAAAATGCAAAAAATGTGGTGCGGATGTTCCTGCCGGAGAACGGATATGCCCGTCCTGTGGGCAGAAAAAAAATATCGTTCCAGGTTGTATCATCTTAATAATTTTAGTATTCCTTTTAGGAGCCATGATTAATTCGTGTTCTCATTCAAGTTCTACAAGTGCAAAAAAACCTGCATCAACTACACAAGAAAGCAAGCCTCAACAACCTAAGATAGTAACCGATATACAAAATGCAAGCCATATAACGGCAGAACAAGCCCAAGGGGTTGTTGAAGTATTAAATAAATGCGGCATCACAGAAATAAAAGATATGTCTGCTGCAGAAACGCTTGATAATGCCGAGCAAGCCGGGGAAAAAGCGTATCGACTCACTTCACAAAATTCAGTAAAAAACATTATATTAAATATTGCTCCTAATGGCAGCGTTTATACTGTTCGTTATGCTGGCCGTTACCTATATCAAAACGGAAATGCTCTTGCCACTATTAATGATTTTATTTTAAGCTCGGGCGAGCAAGCAAACTTGACCGTTTTCAGTAAGCGTCTTGTGGAAAAAACTCTAAAAGCTCCAAAATCGGCCGACTTCCCTTGGCCGGATGAATGGCATTGGTCAAAAACGCCTGATGAAATTGTTGTTCAATCTTATGTGGATGCTCAAAATTCATTTGGTGCTCAAATCCGCGCACAGTTTGAAATTATATATGATACAAAAACTCAAAATGTTAAATCGTTTATCTTTGAAGGCAAAAAGCTTATATAAAAAATAACCGCATCGCGGATGATATAGCATTCATAATATTATTTTGGGAGCTGATTCGAATGGATTTTATTGATCAACTTAAACAATTTTCTGCTCAAGTAGAAAAAAGGAAAGACAATATTCTGACGGAAGAAGCAACAAAAACCTCAATGATTATGCCGTTTTTTCAAATGCTTGGTTATGATGTTTTTAACCCACTGGAATTTATCCCGGAGTTCACTGCTGATTTCGGCACTAAAAAAGGAGAAAAAGTTGATTATGCCATTATGAATGAAGATGGTTCCCCTCTCATTCTTATAGAAGCAAAATGGTGTGGTGATTCCCTGGACAAACACGGATCACAACTTTTTAGATACTTTTCTACCACTCCTGCCAAATTCGGCATATTAACGAATGGTATTATCTATCAATTTTTCACAGATCTTGAAGAACAAAACAAAATGGATGAAAAGCCATTTTTAGAAATCAATTTACTTGATATTCGAGAAAACCTTGTTCCCGAATTAAAGAAGTTCCAAAAGTCGGCCTTTGATATTGACACCATATTTACAACTGCATCCGAATTGAAGTACAGCAGCCAAATAAAGCAATTTTTATCCAAGCAGCTCGCAGATCCTTCTGAAGATTTTATTCGGTGTGTACTTAATGATTTTTATGATGGAATGAAAACGCAAACTGTGATTGAAAAATTCCGTGATATTATCAAAAAATCATTTACACAGTTTGTGAATGATCAAATAAACGATAGACTCAAAACCGCTTTGGACACTGAAGTCAGTAAAAATGATTTATTTGAAACCGATATTGACGGATCTGGACTCGCAACACCTAACCAACCAAAAATCGTAACAACAAAAGAAGAAATTGAAGGGTTTTTTATTGTAAAAACCTTACTGCACGATGTTCTTGGTGATAATACCCTTGCTTATCGAGATACGGAAACCTATTTTGGTATTTTGCTAAATGATAACGGACGAAAATGGATATGCCGTTTACAGATCAGTGGACATAGAATCAATCTAATTTTGCCAGACGAAAACAAGAAATACATAACTCACTCGTTAGGCAATCTTGATGATTTGTATTCATATAAAGACGATCTAGCGACAGTGGTTAATCGTTATTTGTCATAAAGCGTATAATGCCGCGGGCATTTGCTCGCGGCACTTTGACAAAAAGAGGTATCATTATGAAAGATATTATTGCTGGGCTTATAATCGGAATGACAAATGAAACCTTTAAATCTATTTTTATCGAATGCTTAATATGGGGTTTTTCTGGTTGGGCTTACGAATTGATTCTAGGGAGAAAAAAAGATTTTGAAGCAAAATTATCTTTATATAGACCAGATAGATTAAATAGATTAAATTTTTTCTTTTTTATCACAGAATTTGGAACGTCAGCTGTTTCATCTATATTAATAGCATCAATTACATATTTTATAAAAAGTATTTTGTAATTGTATTGCGAAATTCCATGATCATTTGCTCGCGGCTAAAATTTACAAGGAGTTAATATAATGCTTAACAAAATTAGAAAAAACTATTTTTCGTTTAAAGGAAGAATCCCCCGAAAGCCTTTTATTATCACTATTATTATTATTTTTATAATTCAACTCGTCTCTAATTTTATTATGGGATTAATGCAAAATAACTTATTCTTAAAATCGATTTTAGGAATAATTATATTATTATCCACGATATCACAACTATCATTTACAACAAGACGATTACATGATTTAAACAAGTCTGGATGGATACTTTTTGGAATGTTCATTATAATAGCAGTTTTGGGCGGATTTGCAGGGCATTATAGAACCCTAGCCGGAACTACATATTTGGACTTATTGCAATCAAAAGTTTCTGTTTCAATAGCAAAACAATCAGTAGAAAAATTTTTATCAATATCACAAAATTTAACTCTGGCAGGAGCTGTTATAAATATAGTGTTTTTTCTTTATCTATCAATAAAAAAAGGAACTATAGGAGAAAATGCGTATGAATTAGTAAAATCAAAAAATAAGGAAGCGATAAAATGAAAAGGATTTTTCTACTAATTATTGGAATGATGTTTTATTTTTCTTCGATAGCTTTTGCTTATGTTATGGGTGGAACTAATTTGGGTATAATGGGGTATCCGGCCTTTGATGAATTTATTTCTTATAGTCCTACGGCTGATGACGTTAACGAATATGTTCGAAAAGCAAAAGAATATGTTGAAAACGGGGATAATGATATAAATAGAATTCGAGACGAACAGAACGAAGCTATACAAAAGGCAAATAGTGCCGTTAGATCATATAACAATTCACATTAA